TTTCCTCCATTTTGTATTTAGTTTTTGATTACCCCTCCGGGCGTTTGCCGTTTATTCTATTCTCCGGCCGAGAATATTTTAAAAAAAATAAAAAAAATTAATTGTTATTTACAATATATTGTCTATGAACGCGTTGAACGCTGGATTTTTCATCACTAGACACTGGTACTGCTTCAAATAAAACTTATCCGAATCGTTGGTTTTACCCAATGCTTCGTATGTTGTATCTTGAAGTACACGCATCTCGATGTAATCTGTATCAAGGAAATAGATTTGTTTTGCTCCGGAAGTATTGCTTAGGTACTGTGATGGGATCAGTGGAACTGCTCCGACCATTGTCCAAAGAACTACTGCAGAAGGAACACCGAATGGCAATACACCAGCAGGGACGTCACTTGGGTTATATCGGTACGTGTCCAATATAATCTTTCGCACATCTCTGATAGCTGCACTAGAACCAATTGCTAACTTAACGTTTCCGCTGTCATCAAATGAATTCTGGCATGCTTCTTCGATTGAATCGAATGTTAGTGCTGCTCCATCAAGATCAACTTGATTTGTTGTTCCCTGTAACTTTACGATACCGGAGAACTCTGTTGCGTCTGTAGATGCATCACCATTTACGATCAAACTCTCTTCCAATTCCTTTAGTGCTCTTGCTGCAGTTAAGACTCTTAATTGCATAGCGTTACCGGCTGCGACATTACCAAATGCGCTTCCGCCTAACCCTGAACCAGTTCCTTGGAAACCTTCAAGAACGAACGCAGGTTGCGCTGCTCGTGCAGGTCCAGTAACTCTTCCAACCGAGTATAAGAACTTGATTGGCGTAGAGTAACGATCCATTGTGTCGTTAGATTCTCCGAATGCTGCATCTTCATATGCAGTAAACGCCGCACCCTTTTCAGTGATTTCGTTCCAGTCAGCGTACATACCGAGGTTTGTAACTCGTGGAATTAATTCAACTAATGGTGTTCTTTTCCTTGTTTGGTCGATTAACATAGGGGATAAATAAACCGGAATCATTGCATATCCTGCAGTTCCTGGTCCTCCCTGTGTTGTAGTGGTTGCTTTCATATCAGCCTTAAGCCTCAAATCATTTCCACTTACTGGGTCCCAATACTTTGTCTTGCTCTTAAGATTTGCGAACGACTCGAAGTATGCGCCTTGAAAATCGAAATCTTCACAACTTACACTTCCTGTGAATGCTTGTCCCATTTTAGCAAAGATCTAAAGGATCAACAGATTTTAAATCCGCTTCAGCTGCTTTCTTATCTGCATCGTTTTCATTGTTGTTCATGGACTTATGTACTGGCGCCTTCAAAGCTTTGGTTATCTTTGCTAGTTCACTCTTCATTTCTGATTGAGCTTCCTTCAAAGCAACGTTTTCTTTCGTTACAGCGTCGAACTTTTCGTTCATTGACTTCAATTCTTTCGATATAGATTTTAACATCTCAAGCGATTTTGCTTCAACGTTTTCAGATTCTTCACCTTCTTGGCTTTCGCCTTCAGGTTTAGTTTCTTCTTCGTTTGTTTCTGTCATCTTAGAATTTTTTGTGTTTAATTTAGTTAGTTTTTTATCTTCCGAATTAACGGTTGAATGTGATTTGTTTTTTACGACAAGTTGTGATTGGACACTTGGATCCTCTTTTCTTCGTGCTTTGTATTCTTCTAGTGCGTCCATTGATTTTGTGAATGATTTTGTATTAACCTCATGCATCTGGGCTTTTGTGTTACATGGGTTTCCGGTCATTGCTACGTTTAATAAAATAACATCGTTCAGCATTCGAATAGCCTTTCCTTCTTTCTGCTCATACGAGATGTCGGTTGGTAAGAATGCCACCGAGAACGCATCCAAGTATTTCTCTACTAGATTTCCTTTAATCGATTTGTAGTTTGGATTGTGTCTGTTAATCTCACATTTGACACTTGTTCCATATCTTCCTTCTCCTAATTCCTTAACCGTTGCATCGATTATCTTTCCTGCAGGTATCTTGGTTTTGTTGATTTCCTTCTCTTCATCGTTATCTCCTTTGAATGCTTCATGCTCCAAATCCAACTTCATGTTTCTTTCTAGAATTTGCTTTTGCATTGACTCCTGGCAGTTTTTTGTCATGATGTCATTCACGAAGTCAATGTCGTTTGTAGAAATATCCCCCTCAACAAATAGGTGCTCTTCTCCCTTCAAGGTAACCAGATTAACGTTGAGAGGAGTAGTGAATGTGAAACTTGCTTCTTGGTCCATGGTTTGTTTAAATCAAAATATATTATAAACCTACTTCCTAAAATTTAGAAGGATTAATTGGACTCTTCATCTTCATCTTCAATAAAAATCATACTCGAACGACAGTTCACATGCGCGGGTGGGCTTTGGCCTTCGAATGCCGCGTACTTAAAATCATCATCCAATCCTACGGTTTTCCCGTCAAGGTGTTTGCATAAGTCTGAGGTTCTTGAATCGTGAGCCGCAACCCACTGCTTTTTCATCTTCATGCCTGAGGCTTTCATTGCTAGTAATTTCCCATTGTTTTCTGCTCGGTTGGTTTCTGTCCGGGCAATCATTTCTGCTCTATTATCTCCAACATCAAAAACCTTAGATACTCTTTTCTTTAATTTTGTGATTCCTTCCCCATTGATTATTCCCCTGGATAGTTCGGCCTTCAAATCATTTGCTATTTCTTCTGTCATTCCCTTCACGTTTTCGAATGTGTGATTTTGTAAGAACACTAAGGCCTTGTCATTCATTGGGACGTTCTTGTCGATTTGCTTTTCGGATTTATCCCACCCCTTATTAAATTCTGAACCTATGACATCATCGACTATCTTTTTGAATGTAAATATAGAGAATATCTTTTTGATTAGTCCGGGCAAATCATCAATACTCTTAATCTGCATTAATGGTTCTGGCTTCCCTTGGGCATCCAATAACTCAAACACTTTTTCTTTGTTACTCTTTAGTAAGTCGGTTATTTGTTTCTTGAGTTTCTTTTCATCTGGACCCATCTCTTCGTTTGGCCCTAGAGTGTTTGGGCTGTCGGTTGTCATTGCTTTTGCTTCTGTTCTTGCATCACAATATCCGCCAATCCTTTCTTCATCCCCACACAATAAACATCTTGGATGTCCATTTGGATGTGTCCACTTAGCCGGTTTAAATTTGTGCCTTCTCATATTCTCCGGCTTTACTTTGTTGAGTTTGATTTCTTCGGATTCGGCATCAGCTTCTGGATTCGGTTTTCTCTTTTTAATATCATCTGGCTTATCACCTTTGGCCGGCTTACCTGTCATCTTGTCACGAGTGTTTTGGCTATCATTATTGATTTTGTCTGCATCTTGCTGTCTTGGATCCCCCACATTTATGTTTGTACCCATTTGCGGACTTCGTTCTCCGGAGTTCTTGTCTCCCCATTCAACTTCGTCTAGTCCTTCAGCGTTTCGTACTTCGTTAATTGTTTTAAGGTCTGCGTCTGTTTGTAATTTGTACAGGCCCCACTTCTTTGTTTCCTCATCGATATCAAAAATCTTATACTTGTAACGGATACCCTCAACTCCAAACTCTGGGATGATTTCTGTGTTCACATGATATTCGATTAATCTTAATAATGGATAGATGATTCTTTTCTTTGCTACGCTTGTTTGTACGATCTGATTTGCTGCACCTTTTGCATCTTCTGTGAATCCCAACTCAGTCGCTGTGATTCCAAACGCGCCCCACACTAATTTTGACCACCACTTTTGTGATTCGATTAATTCGAGTTCTTGGTTTGTGAATCCTAATCTCTCGAACTTTGGCATCTTGTTAACCATTGGTAATTTATGATTTGCTCGTTTCCAGTTTCCTAGATCATCCTGAACCTTTTGCTGTTGGACCCATTGCTGGCCGAATGCCTTTAAGTCTAGCGCTGTCATTCCTTCTAATCCCAAGACTCCTGGAGGTATTGAATTGTCGTTGAAATATTCTAGTTGACTCTCCACTGCATAAATAAGTGTTTGAACCGTCTTTGCCAAAACTTCCATACTACTTCTTCCATATAAATTGTCTGTTCGTACTTTCTTCTCGAACCACACTATTTCTCGCCTTCCGAATGGGATTGGTCTGGCGCCTGTGTTAAATCCATATTGAAAATATGCGCCTTCGTTCTCTGCATCTACTGCTGTCATTTCTGCTTGGATGGCCGGATAGTCCATTTGTTGAGTTTGCTCTTCGCCTTCTCCTAAAATATTCTTCATTAAAATTAAATCTGCTCTGCTTGTATAAAATCCATAAGGATCCGGATTCTTTGTGAATGCCATTCCATCCCTGGCGCAAACCTCAACCATCTCTCCAAACATGTTAAAAATCTTAACCATTATTCCTGAGTTAAGTTCTAGTAAATCTGGCAACATCATTCGAACAATCATTTCCCAACTTTCTTTGTTTGTGTTTGGGTTCTCGAAGAAGTCTTGAATCCTCTCGACATCCTTTTCCTTTCCTGGCACTTCGTTTCCGGCACGATCCTCCGCAACAATATCCCACTCAACTGAACACACCTCATCAATGATTGCTGTCACACACATATCCACATAAATGCTCGCAGCTAATTGTCTGTAATAATTAAGGTCTTTGTATCTTGGATATCCGAATGGTGCTCTGTAGAAAAAGTTTGGGATGTATGCTTTTGGTAGTCCATCTCGAGTCTCTTCGAATGCAGTCACTACACTTGTGCCATCTTGTTTTTGAATTGTGTTTGCTTTATTGTATGGTCCACTTGGTCTTTTTCCTAATGGATGTAGAACTGATTCACTACCTGTTTCCCAAGGACAGTTTGAGAATATACTTGCGGATTTTCTTTCCATGAATGTGAATAAAGGTGGGCAACCTTGATGAACTTGTTGGTGGATGTATTTCTTAGCCTTGATAATTTTATAAACGTTGTTGTTGATTTCCATAAGACGTCTATTCTCTCAAAATCCTGTCTCCAACCATTTTGACTTCTTTTCCATCTTTGACTATTGTTCTTATTCCTGAATCTCCATAAACTTTCAATTTGTTTTCTTCTTCGAGTGATTCGATTGGATCGGTGAATGCCCATGCTGATTCGTTCGGGTTAATTTCAAAATACATTCTCATCATCATCACGTCCCCTGCATCCGTTGACCTGCTAAGTGCGGCCGAGTCATGAAGCTCTTTCTTTGTTATCACTCTCATCTTCGCATCTTTGTCTGAGTCCATTTGTTTCATGACTTCTAAATCCTCAATAATTAACTCTTTGATGTTCACTGGGATGTCTCTATAAATCCCTATCATTCCTGAGTTGACATGATTTGCTAGTTCGAACCAACACTGGCTTCTCAGGTTTCTGTAATTGTCTAGTCCCTCTTCGTCTGAGTTCTGCTTCTTCTTTTTGAGTGGTGCTGCATTTGCCACGAATCCTACTATCTCCGGCATCTCCTTCTTCAGGCCGAAACCTACACCAATCTCATCCACTAAGCAACAACTTCTAGGAATCTTCCTAGATGTTAATATCTCATCCAACTGGCTACTCGACAATCCTTCTTCGAATTGTAGAAGTTCAGTAATAAACAACCCATCCCAAATCGACACCATACAACTATCCCTCCCGAATCCTGACTGGTCCACTATGCAATATTTCTTCCCTCGCTTGGCCTCATTTGTGAATAAATCAATGATGCAGTCATACTCAAATATTTTTGTTGGATCATCATCATACTCCCAATTCCCATTCAATAATCTCTCCCGGTTCTTTTTGTCTAGTTTCTTTAGGTTTTCGATGTAATGCACTGAGATGAATGGATTGTCGTAAACACTCGCCGGCACATACGCCTTAAATGGTTCGAGCTCATCGTCTCGCCACTTCTTATAAAAATCTCTATAAATAAAAGTCTTACAAGGATTGCTCCCCATCCCAATCTTTGGGATTAATCCGAACTCATCCAACTTGAACCTCATACGACTTCGAATGATTTGGTACGCCTGTTCAGTAATGTCTCCCATCTCATCAATAAAGCCGTCAGTATACTCGGTCGAACCAAGACTTACAAACTCAGGGTCACTTGGATATAAAAATAAGTCCTTAAGATATTCTTCGCTTCCATTCGAGAAGGTGATATAAGATGCCTGAGCATTGTAATTATAGTCTATACCCATTTGTAACCCCATTTTACTCGCAACTTCAAAAAATGTCAAGAGTGTTGATGCTTTCAAATCTTTAAGACGTGCTCTCGCGAGAAATCCTCTGGAACCTTTATACTTCAATCTTCGTTTAATTTGCCAATAACATCCTGTAAAACTTTTAGATCCCCCGGCTGCGCCACCCATAAAGATTTCTGTGTGTTCATCATCATCTAGAGTATTAAGGATATCACTTTGCTTTTGGCTTAAGGTTATTTTTCTTATCATCTTTGATTTTCATAATTGATTCTTCTTTCATTTTCTTAATTGTCTCATCACTCATGATTACTTCTTGAAAGGTTATACTTTGCTCTCCAGAATGTTCTATTTCCTGTTTTACTCCCCATCCTCTAGCCTTTCCCCGTTTGGAGTTGGTTAATATCCATTTCCCATCTGCTACATCTTTGTGTATTGTTGCGGAGACTGTGATGTTATCCTCGATTATATCCAATACGTATTCAGCCTCCGCCTCTAGGAGTTCTCTCATTTTTGGGTTCTTTTTTAGAAAGTGTCCAATTGCTGAACGTGTGACTTCCAGTTTCTCGGCTATTCTTGCTTGGTTTCCACCAGAATTCTTAAGTGCTTCCTTGAATGTTTTTATTGTTACTTTTGCCATAGTCTTTTCTCCGCGATTTCTATATATTCTGGGTTTAATTCAATTCCTATAAAATCCTTTTTTTGTCGTTTAGCTACGACTCCAGTAGTTCCGGACCCCATAAATGGATCCAAGACAATTCCACCAACTGGACATCCTGCATTAATAGGTGTTTCACAAAGTTCTTCTGGATATACTGCGAAGTGTGCGCCCTTAAATGGTTTTGTGTTTATTGTCCAAGTGGTCCTCATATTTCTTTTATCAACAATCTTCACGAAGTTCTCTTGCCCTGTCCCTGGCAAGCCTTCTCGTTTTCCTCTGTAATGTAATCTTCCTAATCCTGCTCTTTTTTCTTCTGCCCACTTGGCATCTTCTAGTTGTTGTTCAAAATAATATTTCTTTTGTTTACTAAAGAAAAACAAATATTCGAAGTCCACTGTGAATCTATCCTTTACTGAGTGCGGCATTGGATTTTTCTTATGCCAGATGATTGTGTTTCTTAAAATCCATCCACGATTAACCATTTCTATTGCGAATCTGTATGGTATCATTATTAGGCATTTTGATGGAAGTGGTGTCTTGGGCTGTATAAATTGTTGGTTGTTGGTATTCTTCTTCCCAAACTTACCATCTCGCATGGACCCACTTTGTGTGGAATATGTATCTCCGATGTTTATCCAACAAGTTCCGTCATCTCTCAAGACTCTTTTAACTTCATCAAAAATGTCACATAGGTTTGAAATGTATTGGTCAAATGTCAGTTCGAGTCCAATTTGCCCATCAACACCATAATCCCTTAATGCCCAATAAGGAGGGCTTGTCATGCACATATTAACTGATTTCTCTGGGAGTTTCTTTAATTCTTCTAGCGCCGAACCATTAATTATCACCATATTTGTTGAATTTGTTGAATTTTATGTGTAAAACTCAAGAATTATTCTCCATATTTAACTCTTTTTTCGACCATTTTAGTTCGATTTTTCCTCTTTATTTTTATTAAATACTCTGTTTAGGAAGTCTTGCATACTGCTATCAGTTTTCATTGGGCTTATTTTTCCCATTTTTTCATATGGAGT